GCTACTTTGACCTTCGTTGTGGAGAACTCCTCCGCGAAGAGCTCTTTAATCCGGTCCGTGTCACGCTCAGATGCGTCTTCGAAAATGTTCGCGAGTAGATACCAGTAAACTGGTCTACCCCTTATATTTATTAAGAAGATTTCTGGGTTGGGTCCCGAGACCACCTCTAATACAGACTACCCTTGCGGGCACAAGCCTGCACAGATCACTCGAGATCTCCTATATCAGGAATTATGTTTGAACCTGAGGAGCCCAGTAAAGGAGTTACCTCCTTGATATCGATCGGACAAGATCCGAGTACGCCTCCCACATCCTCAACGACTTAGGTCGTGCGAGATCCGAACGGATCTTCGCTACAACCCGGTCAGAGGGCATGGGAAGTGCACCGAGATCCCCGTCGAGCTCTCGACAGGCATCCCACAGGGCATCCAGTTCTTCAAAACTACTATCAGAACCTAACCCCATCACTCTTGATTGCACTTCAAACGCTTTCCGAAGGGTCTTATTTCGGATAGGTGCGTAAATATCGTTGTCGATCCTATTCACCACTTTATCATCTATCTTAGATGATACCAGTGATAACTTAGACCGTTGACCCGGGAGGGCGTAGCCCTCCGAGTCCACCAATACCGGTGGTCCCCAAAACTCTATAGCCTTGGAGAATACCGTACGCATCCGATCAAACAGATCGCGAAGTTTACTCTTCTCTCTCCGTATGAATTCCGATTTAAGATCCCCCAACCTCTCAGGAGGGAAATCGAACTTGCTACCAACTGTGCGCATTGATAACCAGCCCAATATCCCTGTGAAAAGTGGAGATCCAGGGCCATAATAGAGAACTAAGTAGTTTCTCAGACGGTAAGGCATACGAGCTAATTGCCCGGATGCCGCAGCCTTCGCCTTGTACCCGTAACCTATGAAAGATAGAAAACCTCCCAAAGATAACTTGTACTTGTTCACGAGCTCCAAGAGAGAACCGAGACGGCCCTTAGCAGCTTGAAGTTCAAGAAAAGGAACCGCAGAAACGTTCTTACCATCTAGGTAAGTCCGCTTAGCGAATTCCAAGCAACGGCCACCCGTCGAGACCAGGGACTTGTGATCCGATATACTCACTCCCAATGAGCGAATTATCTTCACATAAGCCCTAGCCACTCTGGTTCCCATAATGACCACATCATCCCCGAGTATCGCATAATGTGCATACCAAGAATAACCTTGTCCTAATTCCTTACACACACGCCACCAAGCCCACTGTACTATACAGTGATGAGTTAACGCTAACATAGCCCAGGATGATAGGGCCCCCATTGGCTGACCAGTCGCATAATGAACCGCGATCCCCCCCATAGTGGTCCGAAGACCAACATCGGGGCGAGACGGTGCAAAATACGACCTACCAACCAAGAAGGTTACCCAATGAGAGGCACCTGCAATCGTAATCACAGGCTCAAGAAGCCATCTCTGGAATATAACCGGTAATCGATCCGTCGCGGACGACAGATCGAATGAGAACAACGCAGTAGCCTTCTTCATGGCAGATGTTACTTTGCCACGTCGAAGAGTACGTTGGTGTTCTAACAGACGATCAAGTGGTTTAGTTTGATCGAAAGTACCGTCTGCAGGAATAACCTGCAATAAACGGAAGATCGCATCATGCAGCGGTTTCAACAACCACTGGGTGATGGGATCCACCATTGCGAAAACTCGAACTTTACCTGCCGCTTCCTGCTTGAATCCTAGCTTACCAAGGAACCACTTAAGTTTCCAAGACAAACGCTTCCAATTCTTACTCGCGAGTTCCTTGTCAGAGAGATCTTTCTCATCCTTCAAGTCACCCGTTTTGGGATTAAAAGCGACGGTCTTTGGCCTTTGAATATAGTCTGACAATTGTCGTATACTAATATTCCGAGGCTTCCACCCGATAGCCACGTGCCCCCACCAGTCGAAGTTCCAAGTCAGCAGGCACCAATGAAGAAGACTATTCATCATTAGTGATTGCTGCGGTTCTCGCCAAAGGTGGGCGGCCATGAGTATCCCAAGTGCTGAGAATGAAGAAAGTCGAGCTAACTCTTGTTTCTCCTTCTGCTTCTCAACCCCCTCTGGTGCTTTACCAGAGATGGTAGCCTTGGAGAGGGACCCTGATAAGATAGGACCGCTGCTAAACGAAAGAAAAGGCCGAATGGCCAAAGTCTTAAGGAAAGCAACGGGCGCCTTCACCGCAGTCGCAATTGAACCCGGCACGCACCACTTCATAGAAATCCATCCCCAAAAAAGGGAAACGAACTCCTTGAATTCTCCTTCGAGGCTTAGATCAGCCGTCGAGGGATCGCGGATTGTGCTCAGATTCACTTTCCCCACTAAGTCGATTACTCGATAAAGTGCGAAAAGGGAAAGCCATAATCGAATGACTATTAACTCTCCACTACGAATACGTTTCCGGTGAATAGCTGGAATAACCCGCGGTAAACCACCACGGGTACGGCTAACACGGGACCCAAACGGCCCAGTGTCGGAAATCACTTGTCCACCTATAGACTGCTGGAGAAGAGTAGAGCACGCTTTGAGGTATATTACTGCAAAGCGGACTCCACCTTTCCTCATCAGTCGATAGACGAAAGAGGCATATGTGATTAGAACTTTTACGATACCAATATTCTTCTTAAAACCCAGTACATAAACAACCAAAAATAATAGTTTAAGTACTGGGCGCCCAAGTTTTACCTTGAGCATACCATTGACTGCGCCAGCTGAGTGCGACAACCTTTTATGTTGGTCAAACATGTTACTCAATAAGTTGGATGTTAATCTTTCTTGTTGTGTTTTCATGGTTAATTAATTATAATTGTACGTCGTACGCATTTGGTTTAGCCAAACTTCGGTTTCCTAGTCTCTATACGAGATGTCGGGCCGCAGGTACCCTTAAAAGGGATCTTTAAGATAAATCTTAGAGATATGGCTTAAGTTATATTATCACTTTATCACGGTTCATGCCCCCCCCGGAGGTTTCTCCTTTCCCTCGAGCGTCTAGCTCAAAGAGTCCAGTTACATAGTCCAGGGTACACCCATCAAATACAAGGGTTCTCACACTAGCCGTCACAGAAGACGTTACGAGGAATCATTATCATCCTCTGGCGATTGCTGTGGTGAAACGGTATACGAGAGATCAATATCACCCTCTTACCAATTTCACAATTTTAGACCTATAACCTACCACTTACTACATGAGCTTGTCACGCAGCAAATAATAGTGCTTTGAAGTACCATCTCAGATGCGCAGGGAATTTTGATCCACACATCGGAGAATGGCTCAGTTGAGCTATTCCAACCGATAGAGAGCCTAGG